ACAGCGATCCCTGTATGGCATCCAGAGTTAGGACATGTGCATGCAGGTTTCATGACGGGGATGGAAGATGTCTATTCAGAAATATCGCAAGTTCTCAAGAACAAAACGATTATCACGGGGCATTCTTTGGGTGGCGCTCGTGCTCGCTTGCTTGCTGGCCTTTTCGCTATTCGTAGACCTGGTATATGCAGCCAGGTTATTACTTTTGGTTCTCCTAAACCCGCTTTTGTAAATCTCGCTCGCATCATAGAAAAAAGCGGGATGGGACATTTCAGCTATCGTAATCGGAACGATGTCGTTCCTACCCTTCCTCTGTCAGTATTCCCCTTCCTTGATTTCGTCCATACAGAACAATGGTTAGTCCTCAATGAGTCACCAGAGAACTCCAATATGGAAGCCTTGCGAGATCATTCAATTTCTCTTTACATCAAAGCACTAAGCCAATAAAAAGGCCCGGAATCTATCCGGGCCAATCCCTAGGTTGCTCACGCCTAGGAACTACCGCTATTAGTTCGCTCCGCTACGATATGCCTGCCATGTTTGGCATCCATCATTGATGGTCAATTGCGGAGCTACTGGATGCGAAACAATGGTAGTTGAACCTTGGCAATAGATAGACACAGATCGTGTATTCAAAAACTTACCTGGTCCTGTAGTGACAACTGCCAGCATGTGGGACATGAATGCCGCATTCTGAGACATGCGAGTCCAAGCACCGGAAGTATCGGCCACAAAATAGCAGGAGCCTGCAGCATTGGGTTCGCAGATATTGATGCCGCCGGCTGCCAGTTCCACAGAGGTCAGGTTGGTAGTGTCGATGACGATGCCAGAAGTAGTATAAAAACTTTCGGTAAAAGTGCCTGCTTGAGCAGTAGTAACTGCCAGAGCAAAAAATGCGGCAATGATGAAAAACAGTTTTTTCATGATATTTCCTTTAAAAAGTTGAATTGAAATTACATCAAGCGATAAAACGATACTGCAAATATATGGCATCAGTTTTTCTTGTCATTGCCATCATCACGCTTTTTATTGATGCCTGTGATAACAAGAAACAAGATAGTAAAGATGCCGGCTAACATCAAACAAATTGCTAACGCGCTCATGATACCCCTTTCAAAACAAGCTAACCTGATCCTTAAAGATTGCTGGCTTAGGCAATGCGAATCTTCGATAGCCAGAAACTGATTTTACTTCCCTAGCTTCTAACATCTGGAAAGCATGCAAACACGGCCTGCAATCCGTCAGGTTAGGTCTATTTCCTTGTTTTGTGATGCTAATGCACATTTCTAAATTGTCTCTACTCACGAGCGCATAGAGACCACTTTCTTTGTGCATGTAAGCATATTCGCCCTCTGCCGAGTTAGCGATTCTTTGCCATCCAGGCAGAATTGGCCTCATGCTTATTACTTACTATGCTTGCGAGATTTTTTCTTCTCTGGCGCATTCGCAATCGCTGCAGCTTCTGCATCAATTGCATCCATTTCGGCCTGTTCTTCTTCCGTGAAATCAACATCAATCACATTGCTATTATCTTGCATAGCCATCGCGGCTTGTGCAAGTTGATCTTCGTCGCGCTGATCTCTTTCTTCTTGTGACAGTTCGAGTTGAGTGTTTTCAGATTGAGCCATTTCCAAGTCTTCATCTTGGACAGTGACCATCTCAAGATCAACTTTCATTGACTGTTTCAGCAATGATCCGATCTTGTCCCAATATTCCTGATATTCATCGGGATAGGAAACTGTGAAAGTAGTTCCTACCGAGCCGCCATCTTTGGGGCAGATTTCAAACTTGCTGACCTTGCATCCTTTGAGAACGATGTACTCATCATTTGTTCCATCTTCATAAACAACAAGACGGGCAGACGGAATCTCATTCTTCAACTTCAGCTTTTCTGGCAGCATCGTATGAATCAAATGAGGCATGCTTTCTGGATCAATCATGTCTCGGTTTTCATCATGACGGTACAGGGATGCACGAAGACCTGGGCTGAATTCTTCCAATTTAGAATTGTGAAGACTGATACCGAATTTCAGGTCATAAGCTGTCACATCAATATCACCATGAATCTCTGTACGGACATTAATATGTAATAGCTCTACTGTTTCTCGATTGAGTTTAAACATTTGATTTTTCCTAGGAAGAATTTATTTAATTTTTGCCGTAGCCGTAGCCGTAGCCGTAGCCGGAGCCGTCGCCGTAGCCGTAGCCGGAGCCGTCGCCGTAGCCGTAGCCGGAGCCGGAGCCGTAGCCGTAGCCGGAGCCGTCGCCGTAGCCGTAGCCGGAGCCGGAGCCGGAGCCGTAGCCGTCGCCGGAGCCGTCGCCGTAGCCGTAGCCGGAGCCGTAGCCGTCGCCGGAGCCGTAGCCGTAGCCGGAGCCGTAGCCGTCGCCGGAGCCGGAGCCGGAGCCGTAGCCGTAGCCGTAGCCGGAGCCGTAGCCGTCGCCGGAGCCGGAGCCGGAGCCGTAGCCGTAGCCGTAGCCGGAGCCTGTACGGAAAATTTTATTTGTAGTCATGAATAGATCCTTTTGCTTTATCACTGGCCGGGATCAATTCACAAACACCAGTCAGATAAATGACTGGATTGATAACATCAACTTTTTGTCCAGATGCCAGTCCGTTCTGAGCAACACCTGATAACGCCACTCCGTCTGCTGCCTTCCATGACCACAAGCGACGCGAATCACACAAGATAACATTTTCACCATCCACGCTTTGCACGATGCCCGCATGCACACCGGCCGCATAGCAGCGAGCAATACAGTACTTACCGACCATTGGATGTAGTTCAGCATTCACTACATCGTCAAATGGTCTGAGCATTGCTGTCAGCTGCTTAACTTGACCGATAGTCAGATCATTGATATTCATTTATTTCCCCTTGATTGATATTACGTTGGATTAGTAACTAATTGCTACGTTCTTGATTTTGCCTTGAGCGATCAAAGACACAGCCAATTTTGCCTGTTCTTCTGTGAATCCACCTTCAGTGAATCCAGCCAAAGCTTCATTATTGATCTTGGCTCGATGCTTCTTGTTCGCTTCGCGTTTAGCAGTAGCTTCTTCTTCAGCTTTCTTTTCAGCAGCAATGCGAGTATGTTCGCGTTTGATGGCTTCTTGTTTTTCACGTTCTGCACGTTCAGATGCTTCTTTTGCTGCTTTCTCTGCGCGTTCCCGTTCTTCCAGGATACGGCGCTCTGCATTTTCAGCCTCAAGCTTCAATGCTAGTTCTCGTCGCTCTGCTGCTTCACGTTCTGTTTTTGCTGCAACTTCAGCATCGGCAATAGCTTGCTTTGCTTCGGCTTCTTTCTTTGCCAAGTACATTTCAGCTTCACGCTTTGCTTTTTCTTCTGCAGCCTTAGCAATAGCATCTTCACGATCTTTCTTTGCGCGTTCTTCTGCTTCCTGGCGCAATCTCAGCAATTCAGCAGCCTCAGCTTCTGCCTTTACAGCTTTGTCATGTTTATCTCGTAGTTCAATCAAGCGAGCATCTTTGACTTGTGCAGCCTGGTTAGCGAATTCTTGGAAAGATTCATCAATCGCAATCGCCATCAGAGATTTGAGACTTTCTGCGAATTCGTGCGATTTCTCATCCATGTCACCATGCCGGCGCATCGATTCAATCCGTGAGGTAATACCATCAATTCGGGATTTTTCGCGCTCTTCAAGTTCATCAATCTTTACTTGATGAACTTGAATCATCGACTCGATCTCAGCAGAGATAATTTGAGCTTCAGAATCGACACGCTTGCCATAGGCGAGAGATTCCGCTTTTTCTTCTTTACGCGCTTTCTCTAATGCTGCTTTGGACTGGCGTAATTTGAAGATATGGCTGCGCGCTTCTTTATTGCCTTTTGGAGTCTCATAGGCGAATACCAGTGAGGCATTGTCCTTCTTCAGTTCTTCCAACTGAGCATAGAACGGTTTATATGCGGCAATGCCTTTCGATTCGGCATCTAAGATTTCTATTGTCATGATTACTTTCTCTCGGTATTTGATAAAATTTCTTTGTATTTCTGGACGCGGCTCATAAATAAAGCCAGTTTTATTACCATGTCATCTATGAACGCATCATCCCGATGGATTCGTTTGATGTACAAGTCATTGCCTACCTTTTCAAGATCAGGAACGTAGTAGATGAAATCAATCCATTTCCGGCCAGTGATCCAAAGTCCGCCCATGCATTGAGCGATGTACTCTGAAACGTCGCCTGTCTGGAACATTTCAATAATCTTGGTAGAATCAATAGGGCTTTTAATTTCCAAAAGCCCATCTTCTTCTACAAGTCCATCACTCGAATATCCGAAGCCGTCATCATCAACACA